GCGAATGTGGGTTTGACTGCTGCCGCTATCTTGAATCCTCCGAGCATGGATCAAGGCCCGAGTGGCCCAATTTGGAACGAGTTGCTTCCGATTCCTGAAGATTGGAAGTCTCCTGTTTATCAGACAGATTTCACCCCGATTGACCTTAACAGTATCTTTGGCAATCAGAATTTGTTGGCAAACACGCAATGGGCTACTCAGCCTCAACAGGTTCAGTTTGCTCAAGCGCCGACCATGCAGAATCTGACGGACATGATTCAAAATGTCCCAGTAGAAATGATGATGTCAACTCCAACTCAAACTGAGTTTGGTGCTAATAGATTTGCTCAAAAATTGATTAATGAACCACCTGTTTCGCCACAGGAAAGCATAGCAAACATCATTGGCCCACAAGTTCCATATATTAACGATCAAGTTTTTAATGTCCCTGTTGATGCTTATGTTGCGCCGAGAGAAAACATTGAAAACGTCATTGGGCCACAAGTGCAAATCCCAAACTTTAACGAACCAATTTTTAATATACCTGTTGACGCTTATTCTGCACCAAGAGAAAACATAGCAAACATCATTGGCCCACAAGTTCCAATAAATACATTAACCCAAATTCCAACAGCACCAATTACAAGTGCAACTGCATTAATTGGCCCACAAGTTCCTAATATGAATTTGTCTCCTTTTACGGCAATTCCATCAGCCATGTTGAGTGACTTGTCATCTGTAATTGGCCCACAAGTTCCTAACTTTTTAGGGAACATCTCATTTTCACCATCTGCTGATATGTCTGCATTGGTTGGCCCTAGCGTATCAGCATCAATGACTTAACATGGACAAAACGCAACTAGCAATCAATCTGTTAAGGGATGATTTCTTCAAAGACCAGATGCAATATCTGGTTGAGTTGGAACTTAACACAATTCAAAATTCTCAGCCTGAGGAATTGGACAAACGTGAGTTTGCATATTCTCGGCTAAACGCTATAAAATATGTTTTAGGGCACTTTGAATCGCTTGCTAAATCGAAAGAGATAGAAGCGAAAAAGTGGAAAATCCTGTAACCGAGGCACTCGGATAGTGCCGAATTTGGGGATGAAATGAGCGAAAACACGACTCCTAATGGAAGTGGGACGCTATCGGTGGAAAGTGCCGCTGGTGCGTTTCTTGGTTTAATGGAAGGTTCGGAAGAAGCCCAACAGGGTGAATCGGAAGAGCAGGAAGTTGAACAAGAGGCACAAGGGCAAGACGAAACCGAACAGGTAGAGGAACAGTCAGAAGAGGAAGAGAAGCCAACCACTTTCCGTGTCAAAGCGGCAGGGGAAGAACGGGAGGTAACTCTTGACGAACTGATTGAAGGCTACCAGTTGGGTGCGGATTACACCAAAAAAACCCAGTCGCTTTCAGAACAACGCAAGGCGGTGGAAGCCGAACGAACGAAGATCGAAGAAGCGGCAAAACTTAGAGATCAGTATGCTCAGCGTCTGTCGATGATGGAGAAATTCCTTCAGCAACAGAACAAGAGCGAGAATTTGGATGTTCTAAAAGAAACCGACCCGATTGGCTATGCCGTGAAGGTCGCTGAACAGGCTCAACGGCGAGAGCAGTTGGCGGTAATTCAAGCAGAACAGCAACGCATTGCACAACAGCAACAAGCGGAGCAGTCTGAAAAGTTGCAGAGCCACATTGCTGAAGAATCTAGGAAGTTGGCTACGGCTATTCCTGGATACGCAGACCCGAAACAAGGCGATCAGATTCGCAAAGACATTCGGGACTATGCGAAGTCGATTGGTTGGACTGATCAGGAACTTGCCAATATCTATGACTCTAGGGCTGTGTTGAGCCTCTATCAGGGGATGCAATACGCCAAATTGCAGAGTAACAAGCCTCAAGTTACCAAGAAGGTAAATGAAGCCCCGAAGACTCTGAAATCAGGTGTTGTGCAGACTCGGAATCAAGATGCTGAAGCACAGAAAAAGGTAATGGCGCAGTTGAAGAAATCTGGAAAGGTGACTGATGCTGCACTCGCATTTCAACGATTCATAACCTGAAGGAATCAAAATGGCAACTTATCAAACTTACACCGCTATTGGTCAGCGTGAAGACCTAAGCGATGTTATCTATAACATCAGCCCGACCGACACCCCGATCATGTCGTCCATCGGCAAGACCAAAGCGACCGCTGTCTACCATGAGTGGCAGACCGACTCGCTGGCTGCCGCTACTGTGGCTAACGCCGCCGTTGAAGGTGATGACGCAACTGACGCCACCATGTCGCCCACTGTGCGTGTTGGCAACTACACCCAGATCGTCCAGAAGACCATCAAAATCTCTGGCACTTTGGAATCGGTTGATAAAGCAGGACGGCGCTCAGAAAAAGCATACCAATTGGCTAAAGCATCCGCTGAAATTAAACGCGATATGGAAACCATCATCTCTGCCAACCAAGGTCGTGATGCTGGCACTTCCTCGTCTGCTCGTAAACTGGGTGCTTTGCTGTCTTGGATCAAGACCAACACCAGCAAGGGCACTTCTGGCACTGACCCCACCACCATCGGCGTTTCGACCCGTTCGGATGGTGCAACTCGTTCGTTCACCGAAGCCATCCTGAAGGATGTGATCCAGAAGGTGTATGTCTCTGGTGGCTCTCCCAAGGTGTTGATGGTCGGCGCATATCAGAAGCAAGTTGCATCTAGTTTTGCCGGTATTGCCGCACAGCGTTACATGGCTCCTGGCAACGAACCTACTACTATTGTTTCGGCTGCTGATGTCTATATGAGTGATTTCGGCTCAATTTCTATTGTTCCGAATAGATTCATGCGTACTCGTGACGCTCTGGTGCTTGATCCCGACTACGCCGCTCTCGCCTATCTGCGTCCGTTCGCCACGAACGAACTGGCTAAGACTGGTGACGCCGAGAAGACTCAGATTCTTGCTGAGTTCACCTTGGAAGTTCGTAACGAGGCCGCTCACGGCATCGCTGCTGACCTGATCGTTGCTTAAGCAATGACCAACTAAACAGGGGAGGGGCTAATAACCCTTCCCCTTTTTTTATGAAACTCGTATCTGAAAACGCTGACAAACAAACCATCTTTCACGATGCTGACGGAAACTATGTTCTTGAGACTCGTCAAGATGTAAGTGGCATCCTAGAAAAGAACAAAGCGGAATTCGCCTCGATTGACGAACGAGCCAAATGGGGTGATCTAACAAAGATTGCAACTCTGCCTATGGTTGTCATTGATGACCTTAACAAAAAGGGCATAATGAGAGGGTTCGCAGTCATTGACGAACGAAGGTTCAGGGCGTTCCTTAACGATCCTGATAATCGATTTTTTAGAACACGACCAGGAGAAGTATGAAAGTTGCAATCTGCGTCCCATGTCGGGATACTGTGATGAGTGGGTTTGCTTTTGATCTTGCACGACTGTGTGCTTTTGATGGTGTAACCCGATGTTCAGAAGATGGTAATTCGTTGATGATTTACCAGATGCCAGGGACGCTGATCATGGATCAACGACAGCGATTGGCTGAACAAGCACTCAGAGATGGCGCAGATGCAATTTTGTGGATTGACTCTGATATGCGTTTCCCCAAGGATTCGTTAAGGATTCTGTTGTCAAGGGAAGTTCCGATTGTTGGAGTTAACGCTACTACTCGCAGAAAACCGATTGAGCCTACTGCACTAGATCGTGATGACGAGAAGAACGAACTCGTTAAGGTCTGGAGTAAAGGCAAAGAAGGTTTAGAGGAAGTCGGTGCGTTGGGATTCGGAATGGTCTTAACTCGCAAAGAGGCTTTCAATATGTCTAAACCTTGGTTCTGGTTTGATGTGACCGACAAAGGTGGATTAATCGGAGAAGATATTTATTTCTGCGCTAAAGCGTGGGAAAATGGGATACCGACAATCGTTGATCATGAGTTATCGATGCACATCAGGCACATCGGGACTTATGAATACGGATGGGACGAATTATGATCTCGACTTATTCAGACTTGAAAACCGCAATTGCCAACTACTTGGCTCGGACTGATTTGACGGATCAGATTCCAGATTTCATCCGTTTTGCAGAGATTCGTTTGCGCCGTGAATTGCGGATTCGGCAGATGCTCAAGACTGTTACGACCTCAACCACTGGAGGCGACAACACTGTTGAACTTCCCGCGGATTTCCTAGAGGTTCGTGATTTGATCCTAGCGACCAATCCAGTTCAGCCGTTGGACTACATGAGTCCGAGTCTGTTCTCTCGCAACTCACGCCGACAAGAATCAGGCAAGCCCATTGATTACACGATCATGGCAAACGACTTCTTGCTTGCGCCGATTCCAGACACTGCTTACACAGTTGAGATGATCTACTTTGCATCTCCGACTTTTCTGAGCGATTCCAACACCAGCAATGTGTTCATGGCAAACGCTCCTGACGCTCTTTTGTATGGTTCTCTCATTGAGGCAGAGCCTTACATCATGAACGATGCTCGTATGGCTACATGGGCATCCATGTATAACCGAGCAATTGAAACTCTGAAGGTCAGCGATGAAAGATCGCAATACTCTGGAGTTCCCCTAGCAATGCAAACCACGATGAGGTAAATCATGGCCGAAATGAGTAACTATCTCGAGAATGCGTTAATCAACGCTACTCTGCGAAACACCACCTACACCAGCCCTGCGACTGTGTATGTTGGTCTATACACCAGCGACCCTGGCGAGGGAAATACTGGAACGGAAGTTTCAGGCACTTCTTACGCTCGTCAATCGGTGACCTTTGGTGCTCCGTCTAACGGCGTGTTTC